ACTTTAGCAGTCTGATCTTTAAAAGCAACGGCATTTTCTTCTATTACGGTTTTGATTAATTGGCGAACATTATTTTTCATATGAGTTTGTGTGCTTTCTTCGAAAATGCTAAGTGTTGTTTAAATACAGATCCGTCTTTTAAAATATCTGAAACCATTTTCTCTCTGTTGCTTGGGTTTAGGGATTCAAATAACTGTTTTAATGAACTTATGTCAGATTCTGCAATATTTATATTTGAATTGTTTTGAAACATGTATGTACCCGGAATACAACTATTAACAAACTCTATAAATTCCAGTAATTCAGGAGATTGTGGGGTAGGTGTTTTTCGAAATAACAACTCTTTTCCAATCAATTTCTTGGTTATATCTACATTTTCATGGATTTTAAATACCAAAGCATCAATAATATTTTGTTTAAAAATATCATTGTTTTCTGGTAAAAGGCTTATGATTCCTTTTTTTAATAACTTTTTACTTTCAGTTTCCATTATTGTTGCGGTTGTTGTGCTGCTGCCTGTTGAGCAGCTATTGCTGCTTGTTCTTGGGCGATTCTTTGACGATCTGTTACCATTTGTTTTTCTAGTTCTATCAATTGTTCTGGTAAATATTTAAGAATTTCTGTCTTTACATATTCAGTAGAAAAATATTTACCAATATATGGCTCAACAAATGAAAGCATTTTTAAACGTTCAGAAAGAATTTCAGATTCTTTTAGATCCCAGAAATAATTATCTGTATTGAAAACAAATTTAATATCTGATTTAAGTACTCGCCAATCATCATCTGTCATTACTCCTTTTAGTAGTAATTGAACACGTAAAGTATCCATAAACAGTTGAGAGAATTGGAATCTCAATCTATCAATAAATTTATAAAACTTAATTTCTTCTCTTGTAATTTCGCTTGACCGTCCCATATTAAATCCATTGCTTTCTGGAGTTAAACGGCTTAGTGGAACATTTAAAGAACCATATAGTTTCTTTTTAAAATATTCTGCATCTTCAATTTGTGATAGTGACTGTGCACCGGGAAGAGTGGTAATCTCAGTTCCACGCGAACCTTCACGACGAGGTAACCAATAATCTTCTAATACTGAAAGGTGCTTCCGGTCATCACGAACTTCACCGGTATCTTGGTTGTATGTGAGTTTTGTTCTAAATCTACTCATCATATCCCGCATATACTGTTCAGCTTTTTGTTTTGGTAGTTGACCAACATCAACATAAAATACTCTTCGTTCTGGTGCACGTGCAATTCTATAAACTAAAAGGGCATCTTCCATTTGTCGCAACATATTCAGTGGACGAATGGCTTTGTGTAGATAACCTAAAACACGTTTGCTATTTAAATCAACTAAACCAGATGGTACATATACAATGCTATCTGTAGATAAATGAAGCCCCTGTGGACCAGTCATAATATAAGATTCTTTATCATTATTAGTGTAAATAAAGAATTCTTCAATCTCTTTAATCATCTGTACTGGTGTACTTCCAGCCATTGATCTATCCATCTCTTTACGTACTTTACGTACCTTTTTAATTTTTAATGGATCAATAGGAACAATATTTTGAATACCTTCACCTGGAAGATCTTTATCGATTATTAAATTATAATAAAGTTTAGAATCAATATACCACCTACGATATATTTCATATGATTTATGATTAAAATCTAATAAGTGTATTATTGTTTCAAATTCTTTATAAATTTTAGTTTTAATATTTTCAGAAATAGGACAATTAGTAAGATCTAATTTTACTGGTTTATGATCAGTACCCGGAACAATAGATGCGTTAACAATTTCATCAATTGCGTTATCTAATTCTGGATATACGGACATATTACGATACTGAATAATGGACTGACCTTCATCACGCATTGTAGATGCATAATCTAATGCAGTGCCAAAGAAGCCACCTGCCTCAACTGTTACAGTCCCATCAAAAACTTCTGGGGCAGTAAATGATTGTAAAGCATTATTTTCCTTCTCTATTTGAGTAGGCTTCTTTTTTCCGAATTGAAATCCAAATATATCAATTTCCATATTTCACCTTAAGTTCGATTGGTCACATTCATAATTTCAAGATAATCAAAAACAATAATAACGTTAAAACTATTTAATGTATTTGGATTACCCATATTTAAAGTAACTTGTTGAATACCAGCTGGCCAACACCCATATAATCTAAATTGTTTTAATACTGGAGTTTCTGTACTATCTTCACCATTTAAATTTAAATGTTGTATTAACCAATTATCTGCTTTATAACTTGATGCCATTGTATCGGATACATTTGTATCATGATTGTTTATAGTATCATGCCATTTTTGTAATCTTCCCCAAATATTATTTACACCTGTGTCGTCCCATGCTTGAAATGACCAAGTTCCATATTCTTTTTCACCAGGATAATGAAATTTTCTTCCAAAATAATCATAACTTAGTGTTTTAGATGAGATATTTGGAATGGTTGATGACCGTACATGAAAATCAGTAAACCCACCACCTGTGGGAAAATTACCATCAATTCTAAAACGATTTGATCGGGTACCACCAAAGAAATTATCTTTAAAATCTATTAGCATGGTTATTGGTTAGAGTTGTTTACCGTATCAATATTGTAATTATCTACTATTTTTATATGATCAAACGTTAATGTTACACTAAACCCAACAAAACCAACTTCACCCATATTCAAGTTAATTTCTCCAATAACTGAAGGCCAGCATTTATACAAATAAATTGTTTTTAATACATCACCATTTAGTCCCAATTGTTTAATATTCCATGTAGTCTGTAATTGTTTATAAGAATAATCATCACGATATACTTTATGGGTATAGTGCCCATCTAATAGTTCTACCCATGTTTGCATACCTTTCCAAAGATTATTCACATTATTGTCATCATATATTCCTACAGCCCATGTACTATATTGACGATCTCCAGCAAATGTAATTTGTCTACCACGATACGGAACACTAATAGTATTAATTTGAACTAAAGGTAAAGATGCTGATACAATTTTAAATGGTGTATCTAATCTATCAACCACAACACCAGAAGGCCATGTTGGTGTAACTAAAAACCTGTTAGCTCTAGTTCCACCATTAAACCCATCTTTAAATTTGGTTATAGAATTATTGATGCCCATTATTGTGTCAGTGTTACGTTAACTGCAAAACTATCAATACTCAATATTGGTTTGATAATTACAGTCATATTAAGTGTTGCGGAATTATCAGTATTATTGGAAGAATCACATATGATTTGTGTAGCTAAAGTATCAATATAGCTAACAAATGGATCTAATGCACTTTGAATTTCTGCTCTTACTTGAGCTCGTGTAGTTGCATTATTAATATCAAACAGATATTTTAAACCAATTGATGTCATAGACTGTGACAGTGCCGAACGCAACCTTGATGGTCCAATTCTATCGTCTGATGAAATTAATGAATTGGCAGTAGCTCCTACTAAATCAGAACCCAAAAATTTTGGATTATAATTTACAAAGAAATTTACTCTATTCGTACGTAATGTGGTTTTTAATGTATCTTGCCAATCAATTGGATTAATAATATTACCATTTAAAACAGTACCTCTATCGATTCCAGCTACTGTTAAATAAGTTTCATTTCTATTTTTGGCTCTAGTAAAGAATCCACCTACATCAGATACAGCAGGTATCGTATACGTTAGTTTACTATTTGATAATAGTGTCGTTGTATCAACCAATGTTACAGTTTTTAATCCATAGACGTTAAATAGTCTATTAGAAACTGTTGATCCTGTAGTTAGTGCAGCACTTCCCAATAAGGTTGTATAATTTGCTAGTGTATATCCATTACCAGTTACACCACTAGAATCAGCAACAGATGGAAAAACACCGGCAGTATAGGGTTGATTAATCATCCACTGACATAGTTGTGTAGTTCCCGCTTGTCCAATAATGATATCTAATACTTGTTCTTTATCTGCCTGATATTGGTTAAACCCAGCTGGACTACCGGTAATAATTAAATTTCCACCATAAGCCAAATAATTTATGGCAAAGAGAAAATCTCTACCTGCAGTTAATTCTTGTAATTGAATAGACTGTCCAACAGTTCCATTAGTTTGAAAGAATGCATAAGTTCCACCAGAACTTGGTGTTGTAATAAGACAACTAGTAACTCCACTTAATGCATTTAAATCCCCAACAAAATCTTGTGGATTGGTATAAACAATATACGTATCTGTAGTATTACCTTTTGCAAGAGCAGCTGGAGGCCAAACAGTTGAACGAGAGTAAATAAGCCAACCAAATAGTCCACCAGGATCGTTTCCTGCAGCTCCAGAGATACCATTAAATACGGGAGCAACATATGGGGAACCCAATTGCATACCAGCCAATAAAGGATTGGTTGTACTTTCTAACGAATATTGACTTGAGTTTATGAAGGAGCTGAGTGATGGCATTTAATTTCCTTATGGTGTCCAAATATTTAGCATTTTATGTGGGATACCAGATCACACCTCCTTGAGAAAATTCTTCACCATCATCTCCATTTTTTTCTTGAGCTACAAATAAAACATTGTCGTCTTCAGGTTTTACTGCATCTTCATAATTAAATTTTGATTGTTCTATCAAATCACTAAAATATTCTTGTCGTGTTAACCAAGCAAAAAACACTAAAGTCATTACCAAATCATCATGTTGTCCGTCTTCAGCTTTGTAGGTATTAGATTTAGATATAAACGACATCAACTCAGTAATAATACGGTCATCATTTATTAAAAGTTTATCTTCTTCGATCAATCGCTTTAAAATTGCACATCCAATCTTCTTTGTTTGTGCAGTTGTTCTAATACCCATTTCATTTTTACCGATACCACCAAATCCTTGAGATAAAACTTGACCCTTTCGACCCAGTACTTTTGTCATTAATACATTATCATATTCTAAATCTGAATGTAAAATATGTGATACTTGACCACCTAAATCATTAGTTTCAATTAGAACATAAGCATTATTATATGTTTTTCCAGCATCTCTAATAACAGTTGGAAAACTAAATGGGCTTATTGTATTATTTCTATATGCTGCTACGATCTTATACGGTGTGGTAGATCCTTCAATTATTGTAAAGGCAGAGTAATCCGCACCTTGACCACGAGATACATCTGCTTGTAAAAAATATGTTTTATCTTTATCAGGCAATTCAAATATTCTATAACCTTCTGCATTTTCTGTTAAAAATTCTTCAGAAGCTAGAACATTTAACTTTGTAGATGAAATTAATGTATTTGATGAACCTAAGAAACTACAACCATACTCTTGGTTAAACTGTTCTTGACTCGTGTTGGCAATCTGTTCTTCTGCCCATTCTTGATTGCGCCTAGGTCCACCTGGAGTTATTGGAACTTGAGTCCAGTCAACTTCTACAGGTACAAATCTATTTTTGAGTTTGTGCCCTATTGGACGATTAGCATCTACCCAAAGTTTATGAAAGTGATTCATACCATTTGGGGTTGAAACAATTATCAGTTTAGTAGTTAAACCTGCCGAAATGGTTGGATATGTTGAAGAATAGAATTCTTCAGCAATATGCGAAGGTAAGAACGCATACTCATCTAACAACAATAGGTTATAAGAGCCACCACGGATCGCTGAAGACGATGTTGCGTCACAGACCACTCTAGACCCGTTTTCCAATTTAAAACTCGTCTTGTTCCATTCTACTACTCCTTGTTGCAGGAAGTGTGGTAGATTTTCATATGCTAATTGAAGTTTAGCAAATAATTCATCTTTTGCTGTCTTTAACTTATTGGCAAGAATAGCAACATTAACACTTTGGTTAAAGGTTACATAATGACAAATATAACCAATAACAGAAGTAGACTTTCCAGACTGACGAGGCCATTTAGAAATAACAAACCGATTTTTGTGAATTTCTTTAACAAATTCTTCTTGGTAGTCATATAACTTAAAAGGCATGATACCTTTATCAAGAGTTTTAACTTTTACATATTTACTACAAAAATATACAGGATCATTGGCACATTTAACATATTCTTCCAGTTGCTCTTTTGTATACTGAATATCAATGCCGGGTGGCTTTAGTTTTGGGTTATTTCTATAACCTTGATTACTGTTGTTTATACTCATTATTCACAACCTCTGCTTCGATTATTTTATCGGTGCTTCTATCTTTATTTAAGAGGTTTTGAAGATCCTTGGTTGACCCAACAAAAACTGAATTATTTGTTTGTGAAATTTTTGTAGTAGATGATGTAGTATCTTTGGCTTTCTTATGAACATCTAAAACATTATTATTAAGATCTGCCATAGTTTTTAATAAGATCGCAACAACCTCAAATGCTCTTGGGCTATCAGATTCAGTAGCAACCTTAAGTGCACTCTCTAATGCAATGTTTCCATTACCAAGTAAATCTTTTAGATTGGATTGAACAAATTCATAATCTTTTTGAAAATTATTATTGTCAAATGTGCCACCTGCAGATGGTTTTACAGTAATTTCTTTTGGTTCATTCACATTAAACAATTTTGCTAAATTTTTATTAATATTCATAAGACTCAATCAAAGTCAATAATTGGATTGGTTACAGTATTACTTATAGCAGTAACAGATTCAATTTCACCAAAGATCCACGATTTGGCTAAAAATTGAAAAGATGCAATATTTAATCTACGGCTATTAAGATCACCATCATATCTTTCACTTAAATTATTACTCACCATGGTTATAGGAATATTTAAGTTAGTTTGAACACTGTTCATATCTAATTGAATGATATGTTCTGGAAGAAAATTTGGCATAATCTGTTCAATAATTTGTAACATATCATCTGTGTGTCTTGTATATACAAACAAATTAAATGATACATTTACTGGTGTTTGTATAGAAATTTTACTACCAGTTGACTGACATCCATTTAAATTACTATTATTTGAAAATCTTCCTAATCTTCGTGAGGGATCTGGAGATATAGTATTCATCATAAAACTAATAATTGGAAGTTGCGTTTCAATACGAGTTCCAGGAGTTATAGATGATGGCTGTAATAAACGTTGAATAAATTTTTCTTGTGACGCATAATGAATAGGAACTCTTATTTTTATAGAAGTTCCACCATCAGGATCAGTATGAGCAACGTCAATATTGCTGAAGAGTGCTCCAAATCCCACAACTAATTTTCTTAAATTTTGATTATAAAAATAGTTAAACATGAGATTCCTTAAAGTTAATTACACCCTTCAATTCCACTAGTAGACCCACACTCATCAAATGGATTGTTTGGATCGAATCCATAACTGTTTCCTTCAGTTCTAAGAACATCATTGATTCCAAGAGTAGTTCCAAGATTATTAGCCAATGGAATAAGTATAGATCCAGAAAATCCCTGCGTTGAAGTATAAGGACTGTTTATTGCAGTAACATTGGTATCTATTTTTTCATAACTGTATGTGAATAGTTCTGCAGTTATCTGATATGAATATAGTTTACCTAATGGATATAATGGATTTTCATGTTCTACAAAATTAATTTCAAAAAGAGATTTCGATAAAGGAAAGTATATTAAATCTCCTTCTCTAGGTCTTGTAATAGTAGAATCTATATTTGTAATTTCTTGTTTAAATCTACGCCTAGCAAACAATAATGTTATTTTATCTTTAATTTCTAAACCAAATTGTGTAATAACATCAGTACCATCAAAACCTTTATATGACTGAACATACATCTCTAATGTGTATGCCTTTTCAAAAGAAGATGCTGGATCTTCTCCAAATATTCTATCAATATTAAAATATTTTCTAGGAACATATGAACAATCTTGCCCCATACCTTGAATTAATTCTACAGTAAGATCTTCAATAAGATTTTGCTCTGGACCATACGAAGTTAAATTTAAATATGGATTTGTTGCCATTTTAACCAATCATTGGATCTACTGGTAGTTCTTGTGTCTTCAACAACATAGCTTCAATAGCATCTAATTCTCTAATAGCATCAGCCATCATTGCTCCAGCATTTAATTGTGCTCCACCTGGAAGTGGCATACCAGCATATTTCATTAAGTTTTGTGCCCACTGTTTCTTTAACATAGCAGAATAATGTCGTTGAAATATACGATCTCCCCAGATTTTTGAGTAATAGTCTGGGTTAACCTGAACATATGCTTCAACCATCATATAAGATCCAGCTACAAGTTTTGCATATTCTGTTTCTAAAAATAGTCTATTAGTTGTTCGTGTATAAGTGTACGATACTGGATAATTAAAGACATCGTTAATTAACTGTAGGTATGACATACTTTCCATATAGGATGCCATAGGTCCTTGAGATAATCCACCTTGATTAAAATACAGACCAAAGAAATCAAATAATGTCATTTGATATCGAAGATCAAACATATAATCTCCAACTGGATTACTTGGCTTATAAACTTTGGTAATAGTTCTTATATCTGATGCTGCAGGCCAATACCCAGTTATACCTGTACTTGCCGATGTTACTCCCTGTGCACCTATTGCAAAACCAAAATTGCTTGTATCAAAATATTTATTTACAATATTTGTAGAACTTACAGGCACAATAAATTGAGCACGTTCATTAAAATCAAAATGACGTTCGTGCATATATTCTAAAGATTCATCTAAACGATCTTCAGCTTGTTCTGCATCAATATTTATTTGAATTACAGGAGCACCAAGACGGCGATAGGTGTAATCAATAAAGTCTTGTCGGGTAGTAATGGACATAGAAATATTTATGAATTCTCAACAATTTTGTTTATTTTATCTATCAATTGTTCTTTTTCTTCACTATATCCTATTGTTACTTGAATCAACTCTAATTCGTTTGGATCAAGTTCTTCAATCAGTTCTTTTCGTAATTTTACTTCAATTGGTTTAAAATTTGGATCATAATTACTAAATCCAGGCATCTGCATCGGGCAATTTAAAACTGGATAATCTAATTTTGAATATTCCTCAGAACTTTGAAGTAGCCATGTATGAGATTTATCTCCACAACCACATCCACCACAATAACTTTTAGTTGAATCTACTGAACTAGTTTTTAAAAACACACATGGTGTCTTAATAGTACTACCACCAAAACAAGATAAAACTCTCAATTGTTTTGTTTGAACATCAGTTTTTTTGTTTCCTATTCCTCTAGATGCTAGAGAAGCAGCAAACATCATCATTTTTTGAAACATAATATTATATAGTACTGTAGTTTACAGCAATTCCTGCTGGAATTACATACTTAGATAAAAATGGTTTGAAGGTTTCAAACGATGTTTGTTTAGAAGCCGTAATTTTTATTTCCATCATTACGTAGCTACCTGTAAATACAGATATATCAGATAAATTAAAACCTAACAACGAACAAATTATATATTTTATTGCTGTTGGAGTTCCTTTAATATTAAAATAATTTTGATCAGATCTAATTAAAAATCTTCTAATATTTGGTAATATTGATTTTAATGGTTCTTGTGAAAAATCTGCTCCAGGAAAATAAAAATCAGCTAATGCTTCTAAAAATATAGAATTTATGTATAAAGGAACTCTAATGTTTTCCCAATTTAATTGTGCACCATAACCATATTCTTGGCTTAAAAGCCATCTCATATAATTTTTTACTATAGGTATTACAGCAATATTGGTAGTATCATTTTCATATGATTTAATAATCCACTGAGGAAATAAAGAAGAAATAGTAAGTTTATCTCCCAACCACGGTTCTGTTATATAACTCTGATAATCACTACCAAGTAATTCAGATGCTCTTTGTGAAGTTAACAGCATTTTAGTATCCAGGGTTACCGGCTGTCCATTAAATACTGTAATCATAATTGGTATACCAATCTAATACCAGCCACACATCGTGTGCTTAAATATTCCATTAGAGAGCTTTGATTACTTGCAGACAAACCACTTACATATATATCAATTATACCTGGAACACAACAATTATTTTTAACAGTTATTAAACTTTCATCATTAGTTCCAGAAATACCAGAACTTAAAATTGCATTAACATAATCATTTAGTGTTACACATCTGTCTTGCCCTGTTGCATTAAACAATAAACTATATCTTGCCTCAGATACTGATATTTCATCATATCCTCCAGCAGGGACTTGAAATGTAACAAAAACAGCATCACTTCTATTTGATAGAGAAGAATTATTTGCATCAGCTCCATTTGAAGAAATAGCTTTAATTAATACTGTACTAGATGTGGTTATTTCTTTAGATGTAACAAACTTATTGGTTACAATATATCCTTTTGGACCATTAATAACTGTAAAAGTTTTATCATTTCCTGTACTTGTGGGTGAAAATTTATCAACACGTGTCCATTTTGTGACTATCCCGGAATTAGTTGCAGATTCATAAAAACTGATTGTTCTTGGGTCTATAGAATATGGTAGTTGACATGATTGAGTTATATAATCATAATTTGTATAACTTATAACATCATATCCAGAGTACAGAGTAATAGAGCTACTCGTGTTGGATGGAATAGAATCAATATTAAAAAAGAATGCACTAGATGCTTTTGTTGTTGACGCACTAAAGGTTGTATAATCTTGTAAAGTTGCACCTATTGTTGTAACAGTTCTATTTGTGGTTGCACTCAGTGATGGGGCTATTAAAACAGAGCTATTAGATGCTATTCCTAATAAACTTTGCATTAAAGTTGTAGTAGTAGCAAAAGAATTTATATATCCAAATTGTGCATAAACACCATTATATGCTGTAACAGTTGATAATATATTTACTAATAAATTTGCAGCACTTGCATCATTTTTAAAATCAATATCAGCTAAATCTGGTTGTTGATTAAAAAAGTTAATTAATGATAATTTAATATCATCAAAGTCCAAAGAAGCTACATTAAGATTTTTTAGTTGATATGTCATTATAGGTATACCTCAATAAATGTAGATGCATCAGATTGGTTATTAATTCCATTTGAAATTGAATAGGTAATTAAAAATTGAAACACGGTTTCAGATGAAAATCGTAATTTTACCTTTACCTTGTTTATAGATGGTATAGCGGTTTGAATATATGCAGCCATTACACTTTCTAGTGATCCAACATCTGCTTTACCATTAAAGATAAAATTAAAATAATTAGAACCTAAATCCATATTAGATACTAATTCTCCTTTTTGTGTTTTACACACATTTTCAATATATTGTGAATATGCATTAAAACCACTAACTACACCAATATCTTTTTTATTAGTATTGGTAGTTATCTTTTCAAACAATATTGAAAAATCTTTAATAGGCATTACAATATTTATACTAAAAAGAATATGAAATATTAAAAGGTTCCGCTGGCAAGTGGAGCAAGCTGAGTTAATGCTAATGCACTTTCATGTGTACCAGAATTTGTAATAACATGTTTAATACCAGTAATATAATATGAGCCGTTTGCTGATGGAGTTACATCAGAATATGGTCTACTACTAATTCCATTTATGCGTAAATTTACAATAGATCCTACTCTGAGATTAAAATCACCGGCAATAGTTACATCAATTTTTGGTCCATATTTTAATGCATCAATAAATTCTGCTCTTTTTACTGGAGTTTCAACAGGAGTATTCCAAAAAGATGCTACATTTAATCTAAGTTTAATATATGCCTCATAATTAGGATTAACATCTGGACACACACAACTATATGGAGCAGAAGGAGTTCCCCAAAGACAACCCAACCAGTCCATACCTAAAGTAGTATTAATTTTATCACATTCTTCATTAGACGTATCAAAATATATATCTACCGGAAGTGTTGAAGTAAATCTGTTGATTGCTGGTGGACAACCAGTTGGACCTTCCCATAATGAAAATCCTCCAGAACTTCCAGATACACCTTCAGATTCTTCTACTGCACCCTTATAAAATCCAATGGCTTCAGCGATGTCTCTAACTGTAGGAAATTTTTCAAAACATTCTTCAATAGTTCCTGGTGTGCTTGTAACACCCCGTGTAATAGAAGAATTGGCACATTCATAACTGTCGCGACTTATAACTGGATAAAATGCTTCTTGACCTTGATTAGTACCGTATGTGTATATTTGTTTTGATGACATTTAATATCCTAACTTTAACAGTTTCCATCCAAGACATTTTCAATCCAAAAAGAAGTTACACGTGTTTTTGCATCAATTTGTTCAATACAAACTCTAGCAATATGTTTTATATCTCCACCACTAACACCTATAGCAGAACTTGTATTAGCACCAACTGGTCTAAACTTAAATGATGCTGATGTTGGAGTCACCCAACCTGGTGGTAAATATGCACCAGATAAACCACGTTCATTTAAGTTTATTGCCCACGTATCGTCTTGTGTTGGACTAGATTTTTTACTAGGATCTAAACACCATTTTTCTAATTGGTGACTATAGGTTGTACATCCAGATATATTAGCTCCTTGACCTTGAGATTCAACAGATCCACCAGAACTACCACATTCCCCACAGGTTACACCTTCATGACCTGGTTCAAATAATATTTTATTCCATTTATATCTGTAAAATTTAGCAGAACCAGGTAAAGTTGGATCTGGTGCACAAGTAACACCATAATATGTATTATCTGGTTCATACCTTTGTAATACAGCAAAGAAACAATCTTCTTTTTTGCCCATACAACATAAAGAATACATTACAAAATTTTGAGCTTCAATTTTTCTAATTTCTTCTAATCTACCAGCAGCCGCAGATGCTCCAGATGCTCCAGATGCTCCAGAAAATACATCATATCTAATATCCATAACTTTTTGTAAATTAGTTGACTCTCCAGCTAAAAGAGTACCAGGCTCTATATCATCTTGATTTGGATAATGTGGGTGTATTGGTGTTAAGTCAA